GGCTACTTCAGGACCAAAACGATAGGAGCCATTTGTGCTAGCATTGTTTGCAGTACCACCACCCTGAGAGGCGACCTTTTTCCAGTCATCATCTCCAGTACCCTCGGACGCTGCCGCAGGCATACTACCTTGCTTGCGCGCCATCAGAATGTTGGCGGTGCATTGGACGGTCGGCCCGGTCCCACCATTTGTAATACGCCATCTAATCATACCGCCGTCAGCAGCAGATACGTCTAATCTTCCACGAGTAGTTGACCCTGCCGTATTTGTAGCACTTGATACAAGTACCTGAGCGGTCATTGTTTTTGCCATAGCTTATCCTTGAGCAGTCCAAATTTGACCGTTGTCTTTAAAAATAATAGATGTGGTGTCAGATTGAGACAGCAGGCCTTCAAAAGTTAACAGTCCTGGACTTACGTCTGTACCAGTACCAGAACCAAGCATCTTTTCTGCAACTGTTGCTGTACGTTTACAATGGACATATACAGCAGCCCTGACTGCAAGATCAGCACCTGTGCCTACCCAGGCTTGGTCGATACCAGCACGAACATTGGCTTTACTTGGATTTAACGATTTAGCATCATTATCAAAAAGCCATTCCCACACACGAGCCTTACCTACAGAGAGATTATCTACTCGCGCCCAATCAAACCCATTAAGCATGATCTCATCTTGAGATACAGCCGTTCGCCACACAATCCATGCTGGAGATGTGTCAGCATTTAAGTATGCCAATAGACCAAACGAATTCCCCGCAGCAACAAGAGCAGCAGCAGAAGCATCTTGAAAAACTTTAGCACGAAGAGCAATGATTTCAGAAGGAGTCATACTACATTAGCTCGCTGTTACTGTTGGTGTAATTTTAACGTTATCACCAATAGTTGTAATCACAAAAGGAACACCAGTGCCTCGCTCAGATAGAACTAACGTACCACTAGATGCCTGCACAATAAAGTAACCGTAGCAGTTCTCACTACCGGCACCAGAGCAAGTAAAAGTCTGCTGTGCGTATGCAATAGAGCCACCGGAGGCGGAACCCCACGAGGCACCCGTCAAGGTAGCAGCGCTGTAGCCAGTAAACGTAGACTCAGTGTATGTAGCAGCGGTGTCACTCTCAGCAGGAGTAGTGTTGCTGCTATAAAGCTTAAGTACCCAATTTTGAGCTGCTGTCTTATTGACAATCATCTCTAGGATTAGGTTTTCTCCTACGTCTGGTACACTAATCGCCATAACCCATACCTCTTGCAGTTTCTCTATCAAAGCCACTACGGCGAACTTCTGGGATTTCTGTATACGTCGTTTGGCGCAATGCACCTAGCGTGGTTTGCACAACTAACTTAGTATCACCACTAGATTCATCTACCAGATGAACTTCGGCATTGGTGCCATTAATGTCATGAAGAATTCCGACGCTCTCACTGAACTTGACCCACATGCCTGTACGCCAGTTATCAAAACGTTGAGGCTTTTTCAGCGTAATATCACCAACAATCTCATAGCTCGTGACCTCTTGGGGCACTGGAGCTTCAACTGTCTTTTTAAAAATATTCCACTTCATGGTAGTTACAGGACCATATATTGGATTTGAACACCGACGGCGCTAGCAGAACTCAAGTTAATATTGAGGGCTTCACCAGCAGCACACTGGAACCATCCATGTTCGTTATAGGGAAGCACAAGACCACCATTAGCGGCCAATGGGAAAGTGGCCGAGATGTCAGTAGCGGCTGTCAAGAACTTAACGCTTTGCGCACCAGTAGTTACCAATGCTACGGATAGAACACGAATAGCAACAGTAGCGGTAGATGGGGCTGCAATGAGGGCATTAGAACCCGAGGAGGCCGGATTAGCAAAAGCAGTGAGTACAGTGCGATTCTTCGGCGGAGCAGAAGTAACATTCATTTTAAATATCCTTTAATAGAAAAGGGAATCCTTTTATTCAAAGAGACTCCCTTTTTGTTTTTATAGTCCGAGATTAACGAATGTATTTGATAAGCAAGTAGATTTCACCGCTTGTCGGAGTGCCTGTAGTCGTAAGACCCGCAGTCCAGATCGGAATATCGCCACCAAGCGGAACCGCATAGGGCTGGTAGATACCAGTCACGGGCGACAAGACCGCGTTTGTACCCACAGTCGTGAACACATCAAATGCACTCACAAATTGAGTACCACCGCTTGCTGTGCCTAAACTAAGTGTGGCTCCATCAATAGAGTTACCAGCTAACTTTGTCTTGTTCCAGTATTCAAAACCTGTGATCGAAGCATCAGCCGGAAGCCAAGCCACTAGTCGTTTCACAGACGTTGTGATAGCAAAATCAGCAAACGTGAGCTTGACAATCTTGACATACGGTTCCTTGATGTTACTCGTTACTGTCGGATTTGTATCAACAATATACATAATTTTCCTTTAGTTGTTTAAGAAGGGGCCGAGGCCCCCACTAAAGTTAATTAGGCGCCGACGCTGCCGTAGACACCGCGCCAGTCGGTCATACCGAAGGCGTAACGGCCACGAGCCTTAAACTTAGCATTCTCCGTGTCGAAGTCATTGTCCATATCAAACGAGTCAGCATCACGCTCGAAATACTTCATACCATGCTTGACAGTGGTACGGATGAACCAAGCATCAGTATCTGTCAAGTAGTGGTTGACCGTCATTTCGGGAATCATACCCATCGTCTTCAACGCATTCAGGTCATTCAGGTCCGAGCCAACGCGACCATCAGAACCCAGAATACGCTTAGCTTCAAAAGCCAGTTGGCGCGGGATAATCAGTTTCGAGGGACGAGCAGCGATCAGAAGACCAGCATCGTTAGTGAAACCAGCAATGTCGATACACGCTTGTTCGAGCGCAGCTTCCGAAATGTCCGCAGCAGTAGCCAGTTGATTAGACTGAGTGCCGCCCTTGATGTTCGGGTGATCCGCAGCAAGCATCGTCTTACCGTCACCGTAGGTATAACCGGAAGTGGTAGCGCGGTTGTACACGTTAGCACCAACGATTTCCTTTGTCTGACGCATAGAGAAGGCAAGACCTTGAGCCTTACGCTGACCGACGATGTTGTATTGGTCGTCATCCACAACTTCACGAGTGATGTTGAAGCCAAGGGCGAACACAACAGGCGTGTAGCGAGTCGTGAAACCTTGACGTTCGCTATCGTAGGAGATAGGAGCGCCTTCAGCCTTTTGAACAGCTAAACCAAACGAAGAGATACCGACATCTTCTTCCCAAGCCTTGCTAGACTTGAATGTATCAAACAGAGCCGTGTATTCCACGGGATATTCCGCATATTCCTTGCCATACCAGGCATTGACGCCGGGCCAGAGGGCCTTGGCAAAGGAACTAGTATTAATAAGTGCCATTTGTAATTACTCCAGTTAAATTTAGACGGCTGTCTGACCACCCATGTAGTAATGCTGATTAATCATTACTTCAAGGCGTTGATAAGCCGCACCAACTTCATTATCAGGACTCTTACGAATAGCCATAACTTTCAGAGGGAGAGCCGCAGTTGTTGTGGGAGATGCTGTACCAGTTGTCATTTGAGAGACGCCAACAACAGTATCCGGGGCTGTACACGTCACACCAGTATTCAGACCAATCTGAGTAGCTGTAGTGGGAGACGTAGCGCCATCCGCAACATCAAAGATAATATCGAAAGCATCAGCAACGAGAGCATAACGCTTCGTCGACGCGGCACGATATTGAGGCGTATTGAGGTTAGTGGGATCAACCACAAAACCAACAACAGCACCGAGAATGAGGCCAGTAGTTACTTGACCGGAAGCCGCAAGACGGATGCAAGTCGGATATTTATCCGTTGCTGTACCGTTATCGGCCTTGACTAAATCACCTACGTTAACCGCTGTGCCGTCACCGGCCACGATTTCATAGATGTTGCACTGCCCATTATAGGGAGAGCCATTGAGATGCTTAATGGGCTTGAACCCACCAAGACGAGAGACGTTTGCCATTAGATTACTCCAATATTAAATATAGAATTTTTAATGGCACATTAGTTTTTAACGACCGCCGATTGTCAAATCGCCGTATGTGCCATCCTTAGCTTTTTCTTTAGTGGCGCGCTCGATAGCATTAACAGATTCATTATAAACAGCACGGTCTTCGTCGTACCACTCCTGTTTAATCCGCATTAGGACCGCCTTGGTCCCTTGACCAACAGACACTTGGCTAGACGAGCCAGTAGCTGAAGGAACACTCACGCGCTTATCACCAATTTGCACAGCTTCACGCGGGACTACTTCGTAACCCCTCTCTTGAAACTCAGTGACACGATCATCAATATCGTTCACAAAACGGTACACATATCCTGGCTCTTTGCCACGTACCGCTAATCTGCCGCTCTTGTTTAAATCAGAACGACTGACACGACCTCTCGGTGCCTTAGAAAGACTATTCGATTCTTTATTTGATTGGTTCATCTATTTGATCCTTTACTCTCTTGGTGAGTTACTCTACTTCTTTCAGTTGCTTGACATACTCTTCAATGTTCTTGATGGCACCAGAAGCAATAAACTGGTTAGCCATCCTACGCTGAAGCGGGGTCAAGGTATAACTGTCTTTACCAGCACTGCCTGCGCGCGAGGCGCCTTCAACAGCACTGGGTTTGTTTTGTTTGGGATTGGTAAACTTGTGGGCAAATTCCTTCTTAACTTGCGCTTCCACTTCCTTTAAAACTTCGCGTGGGGCCTTGCCTGCTGCGTGGAGTTCATTTCCCAAGGCATCAGCGAATGCCCGCATAGGCTTGCTTGTGCCATACCAACTATTCCGTTCTTGCCACTCCACGAATTCAGCAGGAGCTTCTTCGCGTTGTTCAAGTTCAATAGGTTCTTGCTTCAAAGCGCGTTGTTCTTCGCGCACTAGGTCAATACGTTCATCAGCAGCAATCACTGCATCAACGTCACCTTCTTCATAAGCAGCCTTCTTCTGTGCCTTCAGAGTCTCTAGCGCACGCTTGTACTCGACTTCCCGCACAGCCTTGTGGTGCTTGCTAAGTTCTACTAATGCCTTCTTGACGTCCTTGAGTTCCTTCGATTGATTCTCAATCTTGCGGAATAACTCACCACGACGCAGGAATTCTGCGGCATCTACCCACTTATGCTCTTCACCATTATATTGGTCCTTGGGGACCCAACCAGATTCAATTGCCTGTAATTCAACAGGACTAGGTTCCGGTGTACTATTTTGCTCTGATTCCTGGCCTTCTAATTGGCCTTCACCAGATTCGTTAAGTTCTTCACTCATTCATCTTTTCCTTCACAACACAGATAATGTCTTCATCATTTAACACAACGTAGAATTCTTTCGTTGCGTAATCTTCTAAAAGCTTACCGCCGTATTTGGCCCAATTGACAACATCACCAACTTTGATGGGAGGATCAATCCCATAGTCCTTGTATGCTGTTTCGCCGATGGCGACTACAACACCTTGATCTACGTTAGCCTGAGCGCGCTTAGCGCTTTCTAGTTCGGGGATAGTAAGGCCGATAGCTGCGGCCCGCTTATAATCTTCACTGAATTCCTCAAGCTTTTCTGGCTTAACAAGGACTCGGTGTAAAAGGGGAACTAAATTCATACTTGCGGAAACTCCTCCGTGTCTTCTGGTTTCATGAGATAAAAGTCACGCAGGGCTTTAATATACCCGACGTGTTCCCGATCTTGTTCAGGATTGACTCCAGCAGAAGTGGCTAGAGTCTCTTTTATGGTTTCTTCAATTTCGCGTAAACTAGCAAATACTGCTTGTGTTACAGGACTGGCTTTCCAGTCGTAGAAATCTTCCTTAGTCATTTCTTAGGTTTAGCTTCCTTCTTAGGGGTTTGTTGCATCTGCTTGAGCTTCTGTTGATGCTCAGCCTGCTTCATCTGAAGTTTCTGTTTACCTTCAGCCTGATTCAATACGATCTTCTGCACGCCTTCGGCACTGAAAATCTTCTGTTTGTGGTCAGCCACAGCGGCGTCCAGGCGGTTCATTTGAGCCTTGTGCTGCATATCTTGAGCATGCTCCTGAGCCTTCATAGCCAACTTAACTGCTGCATCCCTAGTCTCCAACTCCATCTTGTGTTGTTGGGCTTGGCCTTGCATACCAATCTTTTGTTGTTCCAGTTGACCCTTCATCTGCATTTCCAGCATCTTAGGATCAGGCGGTGGCGGTGGGGGTTCCCCTGTTTCTTGCACAGCCTTAGCAAGTAGGGCTTGCCAGTTAGGTTGTTCTTGTGCTTCAAGAACTCTGCTGACAACTTCCACAGGATTCAACATACCTGTCGGGAGTAGCTCCATCAAACCTTGAGCCTTAAGGAGCTTTTCAGTTTGAGACACAGCAGTGGGGTCAGCACCAGGGTAGATTTGATGAGTGTCTTCATCAAAGTCATCTGGGCCGATTGTCATACCCACAATTGCTTGGTAGGTATTAGGATTAATATATGTCTTGTTGATGTAGAACAGTTTGGTAAACTCTTCCTGCAACGAGCGATAGATTCGCTTGTAGACAGCAGTGAAAACCTTCATGCCCTGTTCAATGGTAGCCATCGTCGTTGTGGCGGGTGTGTTCTGCCCAGGCATCTTGCCAGTAAAGATTTCAGCCACAGAAGCTAATTCCTTACCAGAAGTAATCAAGCTGCCCATAAGCTGAAACAAGACGTTGCTAGGTTCCTTACTAGGTAAGGACACAATCTGTTTCTTCAAATCATCGCCAGTGGCGTTAACCGCTTTCCACTCTCCGGGCTTAAAGCCTTGATCGCCCATCCGAAGACGTAAGCCTTTTCCAAGGAAACCACCCTGCATGTTATTTAACGTACCGCTGTCAATGAGCTGATTAATCAGTGTGTTGACGGATTCGTTAATCGGACCTAACAGCGTACCAAAACCTAAGTCGTAGAAGCTGCCATCTGGATTGGGGATAAACCCAAATTTGGTGTAATAATGTAACGGCTCAATCTTGATGATATCACCATCGTCATTTGTCTGGATGCTTTCTACGTCAAATCTAGCGGCAATTCTAAGGACTTTACCAGTATCCTTGTGGAAGGTGACTACATAGGGTTCCTTATATCCATCATCATCTAAGTCAAGATATGTGTGCTGTTCAATGATAATGTACGGCGTAGTGTCATCATTGACAGGAGTAGTATTATCATTCTTGTTACTGTCATTGACAGCAGGCATCGGAGGAGCGCCTAGATCGATATCCAAGTACGTGCCAGCAAGCTGCTTCTCTCTAAGTACACGAGGACTCATTTCGATGTACTGGGAAATACGTTCAGCTTCGCGTAAGTTTTTAGTCCAGTAATTAACAACCAAATCTTTTGGTAGAATCACATCAGAACATGGTCGCTTATCTCCAGCATCCCAGTAGGTCTTCTTGAAGACTGTGCCCACAACAGGCAACATCATCAGGAGTTTATCCATCCCCTCTTCCCAACAATACATCTCATGTAAGAGCTGGTAAGACATATAGATCGAGACACGCTCGGCTTGTTCGTACTTCTCTCCGGTGGGGTCCTTGCCAATGGCCTTAGCCTTGACTACACGACCATCAGAGGGTAGGAGTGAGGGGTAGGCCCTAGCTGCAAACTGCATCGAAGCTGTGGTTAACAGCGGATACTTGACGTTAGAGGCGTTAGGCCAGGGGTATGTCTTGTCTTCTTTAACTTGTGTGGCTAGACTAGTCCATTCATCACAAGCTTGTTCCCATCCAGACCTAGAATCCTTATCAGCGTCGTAGCCACGTCGTGCTTCATCACCAATTAGATTAACTTCTTCTTCATCCATCCCATCCGCAATGTTCACGGACTCAATTAACTTACGTAACTTAGTAGCCGGTGACCCTGCTTCTTCCTGACTCCCATATTCCTGATTCGGCAAGCTCGTCTCTGTATTCATCATCGTCTAATTCTTCCTGTGTGGGTGCTTCTACAATATTGTCAAGCATCATGCCTAAATACGCAAAAGCGTCCACTTGGTCATCATGTTTGCCTCGTGGAAATGTTAAACATTCGTTCTCGAAGTTGGGATACCAGTCCCCTTCTTTGTTAAACTTGACTCCCTTCGCTCGCATACGAGCTTGGATTGATCTAGCGCGTGAAATCTTGTCTTTACCCATGTGCTTTAGGGGCACAAGAGTGATGTAGGTGTTTGTTTTAATCATCTCTTCCCGTAGGAAGGGGCCGATGGCCTGTGAAATCTGCATCTGCTCGATCCCGATAGCCTCTGGCTCGTAGGTTCGCTGCAAAGCTAACAAAGTATCTACAATATCTCGACCATCCAAGCGTTCTCGGATCACTTCTTTCACAAAAATGAGCTTATTTTCGTTAACTCCTGCCACAATGAACACACTGTAGTCAGCTTTTTGTGATTCACTGATCGCCAAGTCGGCTGTGATGTAGTAATTAATCGTTTCTTTCTTCTCTTCGTCACTGATTTTCTGGAAATCGTTGCGTTTAAAGAAAGAGATTGATTCATCCAAGGGGTAGTTGAGGTACTCTTGCGAGTAAATGTCCAACATACCATCCCGTTGGGCTTCAGCGTATAGGAGTTTGAACTCTTCTGCTGATTTCTTTTCAGGCCACAAAAGCTTTGAGAAGTCTTTGTTGTGTGCGCGGTACTTTACGCTACGCCACATCCGCTTAATTGTGCTGTACTGCTTTAATTCCTCATCGACAGTAAATCTGTCGTTAGGAACAGGCATCATACGCTCCAATAAAGAATCCATATGGAGAATAGTACCAACCATGCGCACAATACCTTTATCACTTCGGCACGGAAGGAGGGCACCTTGGAACCATCTGCGCATTTTTTCACGGCGTTCCTTATTCATCACCAGTTCATCATTTTCCATGTCGTCACAGATGATGATGTCTGGTCGGCTACCATTCCAGATCAAACCCCGCAGCTTTTGCTCAGCACCCTTAGCGATGATACGGAATCTGTGTCCGTCATTACACTCTACGATAATGTCAGTAGAGGAACCCTTAACAAATTCAACAAGACCTTTATCGTTCTTCTTTATGTTAAAAAGTTCGATTAAGTCGTCGTTTTCTTGGAGTTCTTGGACAAAAGTACCAAGGAAGAGACTGGCTTGGGATTCAGTATCGGATACAAGGAGCATAAACTTCCGCTCCCGGAACAGTAACGTTGCCAATCCATATCCGAGGGTAACGGCAGTAGATTTGGCGTGCCCGCGCGGAGCTGAGATTGCAACGAATTTATCATTAGAACAACACAACTCCCATATCTCTTTGTGGAACTGGGGGATGGCACTACGGCCATCGAACCTCGGAGCTAAGACAGAACCTACGAAACCTTCAACTACTTCTGCTGTTAGCACTACTGCTTCTTTCTTCGATTGAGAAGCTCCCGTAAAATGGCAGCTTCTTGTGCCATTGTGGCATCTAGATGGGGTGTCCCAGGATTAATACTACCTAGAGTGGATGCATTACCTACACCAAACGCTCGTAATTCATCCGGAGATTTTCTATACTTGCTTAATCCCTGGGTTGGAATTTTTGTGGCTGCTGGATTAAGTTTATCATATGCATTGGAGTACAACGTGTCTTGTAAGGAAGGAGTAAATTTTCCCTTTAATTCCTGCCTCTCCATTCCCATTAGATTATCAACAGCGTGTGATAATTCGTGAGCCATCGTGTTGATGTTTCCACCGTACGGAGAAATCCTAAGAGTATTGGTACGATCTTCATAGTCACCATACCCCTGAACGTCGTTGCTCACTTGCATTTTTGGCATAAACTTATAGGAATTAAGCATGTCCAAAAGTTCGTCTATTGTCTCACTCTCATAATCGTAGCTGTTGTCCCCGATTTTTATTTTGGATTTCGGCATACTTATTTTCTCTTACGCTCTCTTCGGCTTGTTTGACTTTTGAGAGAGCCGTCTGCATTGCGCGAGAAACTTCTGTTTGTTCCAGCACTAACGACTCGAAGGTTGGACTTGGCTGTTGATCCGCCCCTTGATAACGGACGAATGTGGTCAAGGTCTTTTCCATCTCCTTTATGCGTAATTCCAGCGCGGTTAGCCTGGACTCTAGCGACTGATCGTTCACTTCGTTTCTTCCTCTCGGATGGTTTGCTGTTGAATAGCCGATTCTCTTTTTTGTAATCGCGCTTGCCGTTGGTCATATAGGGAATTTCAGTTCTCCTTGCGCCTTGCGGCTAATTCAGCTTCGTTTTGGATTGTTAGTTGTAATTTGGTAACTTGATTAGGATCACGCACATGAGGCTTAACAACCTCGTTCTCGGGTTCGCCTGGTACGTCTACTGGTTCGGGGTAGGCTTCGTCGTCATATCCAGAATCTTCGTAATTATCTTGTCCTGAATCTTGATCATTAAATTCACCGGAATCTCCAACATCCACCACATCTTCTGCAGCAATATCAACTGTACGCTTTTCATCGGTAATCTCCGTAAACTTAGCTGCTGCCATCGCAGCGAATTTGGCAGCTAGGTCAGCTAGCTTGTTTTCGATCTGGCCGTCGTTGGCCTTCTCTACGTTACGTCCTGCGATAATATCCTTGTGGATAACACTATCCATAGCCACTTTGTGGGCATCTTTAAGGTTAACAGGAATCCGCCTAATCTTGCCCGTCTTCTGGTCGAAGACGTAGTTACCGTGTTCTAGTCTGTCTTCTACTACAGCGAACGATTTCTCTGCAATATTTTTTAATCGGGTGCTAAGCTGGAGTTCATCTTGAAGCTTCAGTTCCGCTTCTAAGTCTTTCCACCAAGCATTAGCACGCCAAACCTTTAATGTAATTTCAGGAATCTTGAGGGCTGCTGCGGTCATCCGCACAGAGCCTAGCATGAGGTAAGTTTGGACAGCTTCTAGTTTCTGACCGTCACTCCAGTGCTTACCTTTTGCTTCTAAAGCACGTCGCTTAGGGCGTCTGCTTTTCAAAGATTCTTTATCACTTAATGCCATCTACAGGCTCCTTTTAATGTAGGGACTCGGATCACACGAGAAACAATCAGAGAGCCACTAGGTAACGGTGCGTCTTCCTGATCTTGGGGTTTTAGCGTGCCAAACCCGCGTAACGTTCTTGTGGAGCCCCCACGGATGAATCGAACACCGGACCTTCTGAGTACAAAACAGATGCTCTACCGACTGAGCTATAAGGGCATTTAAATCGTATCTACTGGCTTGAACATCTGGTAGGGCACCATGCCCTCATCCCCATCTTCGTACAGGAGGTGCACTCCCTGGGGCATTCCATGCCAACAAGCCGCGTATTTTTGTTTGTTGAGGATAACTTCTGCTGTAAGAATCTGATCGTGAACTTCGCGTGGAATCCGCGCAAGGATAGCTTGGTTGGTACACTTCTGGTCAGAAACCGTAATTTCGCCGTCTGGGGCCTTAGCCCGCATCGAGGCCGTATGGCCGTAGGACAAGGCGAACACGAAAGTAAGGAACACAATAATCTTTTTAAACACGATAATTTCCTTAAGACGCGGAGCGTCAAAGATGTAAATTTTACAGCATATACTACTATTATAACACAAATTGATAAAAATGTCAAGACATTTCTATCATTTCTATTAAATTTATTTTTACAGAGGTACTTGACAAAGTACCGATTTATATGATATAATACAATATAGTTATTATATATATATAGTATTATTAGTATTATTGTATTTATTTCTTTGTAATTCTTTTATGTTACTTTTCTTATTACTTTCTTTACTATTATCACGTCCTGTTACGCGAACTGCCAAGTGAGCGTCCCAATGGCCCGCCAAGGGCCTTAAAACAGCCTACAAGGCTACGCTAACCATATCCATGTGGGGTAGTAGCCATCTACCATAAAACCATCTCTAAACCCCCCTATTGTGA